AATATTGTTTTGTGAAAAGTGGTTTTATGTGAGAATTATTATGTAATTTTGCCACGGATTAACAAAAATTGAAGTTAAATTTTATTTTATTAGTACATTTATTAATGTCATAATTGAATCAATATGAACCGTTTCTTTTGTTTGCTCGTAACTGCTTTTGCGGCGCTCATGTCTTTTTCCGCACAGGCGCAGGATCAGGCCGTGGATAATTCCGCATTCATCCTTACCCCTCCAGCTCCTGACGCTCCCCGTATCAACGGGCCCAAAATTTACGGCGCCCGTCCCAAGGCAGAATTCATCTTCCGCATCCCCACCACCGGAGTACGCCCCATTCACTTTGAGGCCAAGGGACTGCCGCGTGGTCTTAAGCTGGACGCCTCCAAGGGCATCATCAAGGGCCGTGCAAGCAAGGCCGGTACGTACAAGGTGCTGTTGCGCGCAAGCAATGCCGCCGGCTCGTTCGAGCGGGAGCTGCGTATCGTCATCGGAGATCGCATCGCTCTCACGCCCCCGTTGGGCTGGAACTCCTGGAACTGCTGGGGAAACAGCGTCAGCCAGGAAAAGGTGATGAGTTCGGCCCGCGCCATGCTGGAGAAGGGCCTCGCCGACTACGGATGGAGCTACATCAATATCGACGATGGCTGGCAGGGGCTCCGTGGCGGCAAGTACAACGCTATACAGCCCAACTCCAAGTTCCCTTCCATGAAGGAGTTGGCGGACTTCTTGCACTCCGAGGGGCTTAAGCTGGGCATCTACTCTGGGCCTTGGTGCGGCACCTATGCGGGGCACATCGGGAGCTCGGCTCCCAATCCGGAGGGCATCTACCCCTGGGTGGAAGCTGGCATAGTGGACAGCGTGTACAAAGTGGATCGCAGCCGCATGAAGTGTGACTCTGTATGGTACTTTGGCAAATATTCGTTTGCAGCTGCGGACGCGCGCCAATGGGCCGACTGGGGCGTGGATTACCTAAAGTACGATTGGAACATCAACGACGTCTGGTGGCTGAAGGATATGCGCGCAGCACTGCTCGCTACCGGGCGCGATATCGTTTACTCCATCTCCAATTCGTCCAGGGTGGTGCTTGGGCCGTATCTGCGCGATTATGCTGAGTGCTGGCGCACCACCGGAGACATACGCGACACGTGGGAGAGCATCTTCAAGATCGGCTTCGGCGGGCAGGACCGCTGGGCCGGATTCAAGGGTCCGGGCAATTGGCCCGATGCCGATATGTTGGTGGTAGGCAAGGTGGGATGGGGTCCCAAGACGCATTGGACCAAGCTCACTCCGGATGAGCAATACACGCACATAACTCTTTGGTCTATACTGGCTTCCCCTATGCTGATTGGCTGCGATATGGCTGAGATGGACGACTTTACGGTGAGCCTCCTTTGCAATAGCGAGGTGATTGACGTGAACCAAGATCCGCTTGGTGTCCAGGGGGTTAAGCAGTATGGAGACGGGACATACGCTACCTACGTTAAGCCTCTTGAGGACGGCTCGCTGGCGGTGGCTATGTTTAACCTTACGAAGGAGCCCAAGAAGATTGGCTTCGTGCCTCATTCCCTCGGCCTCATGGAGACGCAGACCGTGCGTGATCTTTGGCGTCAGAAAGACCTAGGCACTGTAGAGCGCAAAGACCGCTGGGAGACAGAAGTCGCCCCTCACGGCGTTGTCTTTGTCCGCCTCTCCCCCGGCCTCACCGACACCAAATACGTCGGCTTCTGGCGCTAAGAGCGTTTTATCGAAATTATATAGGGATGTCGATTCGAACATCATTAGACCTACACCACCCCTCCGACATCCACCATTCCTCCAGAGTACTCACTTTGGGGGAATTTTTCACATCCGATGAACAATGTATCGAAAGCATCAGTGCCATCGGTACGGTGTTCGAGAAGATCCTCTTCCGACTCAGCCAGCTTCTCACCGGCTTTATTCTTGTGAAAGCCATTACGTCCTCGTGTCACTCCAGCAGCCTGAATAGCGAGAATCAGGTCATCGTTATTCTGGCGATTAAAGAACGGCATGAGGCGCTGTTTCCCAGCGAAAGCCTGGTTGATGAGCAGGTACTTCTCATCATGTCGCATCGGATTCCCTAGATAGACATCATTGACAGTCCATCCATGCCGTTCAAACTCATGGATGATAACCCAGCGGAAATCCTGCTCGTTCACCGCATAGTTTGAGCCTAGGGCCGTTGTGTCATAGTAGAACACGACTGTCTTATTCTGGTGAAACTGGTAATACGAGCAGAAATCATCAATGAGTGCCGGCAGCTTACGTTCGAACTTCACATAAAAGGATTTGAGCACGTTCAATCGTCTGCCAGACGGTTGACCTGCGACAATCCAATTGATGTTCGCGTTATAGTCCATGCCGATGCAGATAGGGGCTAGCGGATTGCAGTCGCGGTCAGCGCGGCAATCCAGCTCCCCGCCAAAGTTTTGCCCCTCGTTCTCAGCATAGAACGACTGCGCAATCTCATCCAGGTACTCAAAGTTAGAAGCATCATATTTGTGCTTCTCCCGCATAGAAGAGTAGAACCCATCCTTTGCGATGCCAATCCGCTGGCAGAGTATGGAAGTCTGAAAAGTCAGCGGCGTAAGGTCACGCTTCATCTGCCGGATGTAGTTTTCACCGAGCAGCTGCAGATTCTCGATGGAAGAGTATTCTTTGTAATACGTCGCCACAGAACGCAGCTGATTCAATTGCTTGTCCTTATGCCGCAGCTGATAGACCATAGCCTTCGGGACATCCTTCCCAGACTTCTTTAAGGCTTTCATGCGCTCCTTCAGCTTCCAGATGTCATAGATAAGCCCCTCGATGCCCCGAATCACCTCCACATCCATCTTATCCTTGTAATGCAGGAACCACGAACCCTTCTGCGTTTGCGGCATATCCGACAGGATAAGGATAGAGTGATTGCACGAATGCTTCCCAAAGTGCGACTTGATACCACCGTTTGCCGGAAGCGTTTCCTCCTTCAGGCGATTGTAATCAATGAACTTTGCTTCGTCAATCAGGAGCCACGAAAGGGTAAGGGAGTTAGAAGAACCAGGCCTGTCCTGTGAGATAATCACAGCACACGAGCCGTTGTAGAAGGATATGACATGCTCATACTCCGCAGGCTCTATGATAGGCTTTGCAAACGTCTTAGGCGGCTTGCGTCCTATGACATAGTGAACGCCTCTGATAAATCCCCACCGCTTCCAAGCCGCAAACAGTCCGGGCAGCGTGTTAGTCAGACCATGCTTGAATGTCGGTACCACGATGCCCCCAGTACTGCCAGGCATCCTTTGCATGTTCCGCAGTACGAATGGCGCAGCTATGGAGTCCGTCTTACCAGTACGACGGCCAGCCACGATGACAGAGATATTGGCTCCGATAAGTTGAGTGAGCCTTTGCGGCTTGTTGAAATATACCTTATTCATAGGTGGACAAAATGCTTTTGAGGTAGTGAAAAAAATCTACAATTTATTGTTGATTCCGCAGAAGAAAACAGGATTCTTCCCGAGTGAGTGCAGCATGTTCTTCATGGCAAGGATAGTGGAGCCAGTCGTGACAAAATCATCGAACACAATCACGTTCTTTTCGACTGGAACATTATTAGGGTCAAACACTGCACCGACACGCTGCTTCGAGCGACACCGAGCACAATCAAAGTAAAACGGAATGTGCAGAAACCCAGCTAATTGCTCAGTAATCATTGAAGCAAAGTTTCGGTCTTTGTGTCGGCGCATAGGTGTGGTAACAATCGCCCAATCTCCAGCAGAGAGATTGTACCCAATTATCTCTTGGATGACAGGCAGAATATGCTCCACGAAGTAGGGCACCATCGCATCATCCGATTTGATTTCCGTGAGTGTTTTCCCGAACACCGACTTCTGCCAAATCGTGATGAAGTTCGTGGAAGCTCGACGAGTAAGACGCAGGTGGTATTGAAAATCACACCGTGCTTCCAGCGACTTGTCCCAAGCCTTGCGTTCTTTGGGCGAAAAGATGTCCTTGCCATCAGCACTGTCATCAGGGATTGATATCTCCGGCATGACGGGCACAGGAATATCTGCAGTCAGCGAGAATATATCCGCTGGAGTAGGTATTTCAGAAGTTAGTTCATCAATCATAGTTCATCGCTGATAATTAAAACGCCCGAAGATGCGAGAGCACATCCCCGGGCGCAAACACGAAGAAAACGCACGAACCGACAGAAAGCTATTATGGAGAGCAACTAATCGTCATACGGGATACAGTTGATGATACCATCCTCCGTATCGAGGGTGCCTACATAGAAGGGCGCAGGTGTCTCGTCCGTAGCCTCAACGTTGATAGTGGTGGCGACAGTACCAGTTGGGCCCTGACCATTGTCCTGCGTGACAGTTGTCTTGGTGACCCACTTCTCGCTGCCTACGACGCGATACCATCCCTTGGTGTCCTCTACGATGAACACATTGTCGCTGTTGTTCAAGTAGCAGGCAGCAGCCGAAGCCTCTGTCCCGACACCAGGATGCACGGCAACCAGCTTGTTGAGCTGTGTCTGACAGGGAAGTTCACCCTGAGCCTCGGAAGTCAGTTGCGACTTATCCGGCAGGATGTCGATATACTTCCAATGGGCATCAGCAACGAGCGTGAAATTGCCAGTCAGAACAGCCGTTTTCGCTCTGTAGTTGTCATCGCGATTGAAAGGCGGCCACTGAGCAATCTGGTCCTTCGAGATGTAGTAGATGCGCCTGCGAATGCCGGGCAATTCAGGAATGCCCATGCACCAAGCAAGCGACTTTTGGAAAGGAGTGCAATTTTGTGGCATGATATTAAAAGTTGAAAAGTTGAAACATTGAAACGTTGAAAAGTTTAGGAGTCAGGAGCGCAGAGGATCATTTCATCATTTCCTCACCTTTGGTATATGATACTTCATTGACATCAAAGATGAACCACATCTGGTCATTGTTATCAACACGCTTGCTGACAATCACAGTTGTGGGAGCAGGCACATCGCCTCTCCATACAGCTTCAGAGCCATCAGCGTTCATCAAGGCAATAGTCTCAGTGACATTGTCAGTGCGCACTTTGATTTGCTGCATGTTCTCACCAGTGAAATTGATTGTTCTCAATGGCCCATGAACGCTCACTTCACCATTAGAGATGCTGTATTCCAGTCCATTGATGGTGACGACGTTGTCATAGACAGGAACCACTTCAGGGTCATCCGAATCATCGAACATTTCCCCTTGGACATCGCCAAGCTCTGTTTCGATGATGCCCATGTAGAAGGGTGAAGGCACCTCGTCCGGCGCTTCCACGTTGATAGTGGTAGAAGTGTTGCCCGTAGGCCCCTGGCCATTGTCCTGTGTGACAGTTGTCTTGGTGAACCACTTCCTGCAGCCCACAACGCGGAAGAAACCCTTCATGTCTTCAACGAGGAACACATTGTCGCTGTTGTTGAGATAGCAGGCAGCAGCCGATGCTTCAGGACTCACACCGGGGAACACAGCCACCAGTTTGTTCAACTGCGTCTGTGATGGCAATTCCCCTTGTGGCTCAGAAGTCAGCTGCGACTTCTCAGGCAGGACATCGATATACTTCCACTTGGCATCAGCAACGAGGACGAAATCACCTCTGTAGGCCGCTTTCTTCATCCTGCGATTATAATAATCGCGGATATAAGTCGGCCACTCGGCAATCTGGTTTTTCGAGATGTAGTAAATCCTCTTGCGGATGCCGGGCAGCTCAGGCGTACCCATGCACCACGCAAGCGATTTCTGAAAAGGAGAGCAGTTAGGCATGACGATAAAGTTGAGAGTTTAGAGTTTAGTGTTTAGAGTGCTCTAATCATCAATCAGCCAGCTCAACCACCTTGAAGCGGCGCTTGTCGATAGACTCGAACTGCACACCGAAGAACATGGTAGCGATGTAGGAGAGGATGAACGGCTCATACTCCTTGACCAAAACAGACTCGATGTCGCCCATCTGGTCATAACCTACGAGCATGTTAATCTTCGGGCAGATGTGGATGAACTTAGAGCCAATCTTGTTGTACATCGGCACGATGTGCAGACGGCCATTCGAGCCTTCCACAGTGTCCTGTCCGTACTTCGTGTTGTAGTTGATGCCCCCATGAGTGAGCAGATAGCTCTCGTTGTAGGCATCAGCGAACTCCTGCGTACAGAACATATAGAGGTCCTGTGCACGAAGACGGGGATCCAGCGAGAAGAGAATCTCCTTGGCGATGTCCACCGCATTGTCATTGGTGATAGCATCGGTGAGCTTCATGTAATTGCCCTCAGAAGCGGCAATACTACCAGCCGTAATCTCCTTGCTTGTGATGGTATCGAAGCCATCGAAGAGGTCAAGAGTTGTGTCACCGTTAGGATTGCGCTCACCCGCCCAGATAGCCTCATTCAGATGCTCAGAGAGAGACTTGGCGATAAGCGCCAGCACATGCTTAGCCGTAGGCGCCTGCATCTGTCCATCGCCCTTCGTGTCACCGATCTGACCGAGGAGTGTAGATACAGCGCTGTTAGGCTCGAACTTCGCCACGACGCTACCCAAGAAAGTTTCGAGGGTGCGGAAGTCGATGTTCAGATTGAAGTCCGTAGAGCGGGAGGGCTTGTACGGTCCGAACTGAGCATCACCGGAGAGCGCTCCCACCTGTTCCTTATAGCGGATGCCAGGGCGAGCCGTCATGTACTTCAGCGTATCCTGACAGCCTATGATAGGGAGCATGAGCAGGTCGGAGCGCCACTTGGTAGCCGCTTCCTGATATTCCTGCAGAGTAAAGTTAAGTTTTCCAGCCATAATAAAAATGAAGAATTAAGAATGAAGAATGAAGAAATGAAAAGAGAGTGACTTTAAGGCACGAGATTGTAGAGCTCAGTGGCACGCTGACGCGTAGCGAAGAAGTCCTCGACAGCAGAGTGCTTGTCCTGAGGATTATCCTTCTTTTCTGTCTCTACCACCTGAGAGGTAGAAGCTCCTGGAGCCTTTTTGAGTGCATCCAGTTCTGCACGCAGCCTGGCAATCTCCTGGTCTTTGGCAGCAATAGCCGTGTTATGCTGGGCTTCCAGCGTCTGGCGCTGTTGCTCCAAAGCTTGTTGCTGTGCCTGTGCCTGAGCATCAGCTGCAGGCTGCTCCTGCTGCGTTTGTACTTGTGTACCTGCTGCAGGCTGCTGTACTGAAGCCTGAGGAGCTGGAGCCGGCTGCTGAGTCTGCACCTGCTCCTGCTGTTGAGTAGTGTTAGCTTGTTCCATTTTAGATAATGTATTAGAGTTAGAGAAAATGTTAGTAAGTGCTTCGACAAAACGCGTGAAGATATTGGAAGGCTGCTGCCCGGAATAGCAGGATGGGACTGGAATACCCGAAGAAGCCATGTCAGCGGCGATAGAATCCGTAATGACAGGAGCCGAATCTTCTTCGTATTCGGTAATCTCATCGACAAAGCCCCATTCAAGCGCTTCCTTAGCAGTCAGCCATCCACCTTTTTTCATCAGTGCGAGAAGATCCTCAGGAGACTTCTGACACTTGGAGGCGTACATCTGCGCGACATTCGCATCCATCTTCTCCAGATCGGACTTCATCTGCTTCGCCTCCTTGATGATGTCCGCCAGCTTGTCGCTGTTCGCCGAAGCCCAGCGGAAGAACTCCACCGAGCACTTATGAACAAGGTACATAGCAGAGGAGTCAATAGAAACATGCTTCGCTCCAAGAGAAACAATCGTAGCAGCAGACGCATTCATGCCCACATAGTGAACATGCACATTCTGATGTTCACGGAACGCAGCCACAATGGAGAGCGCAGTGGCCAGTGACCCTCCGAGCGAGTCAATGAGCACATGCACCTCAGTATCCGGATTCTTTGAGAGCACGTAATCGACGTAGTCCCTGTCGAAGTCATAGCCTCCGACGTAACCTTTCAGGTGAAGATGATATTTAGAATGAGCCATAAAAATAGTGTACTAATGTGTTTCCGGCACAAAAGTACACTATTATATATAGGTAAGGAAAGACGCTAAATCAGGCAGGGAACGAGAGACTTCCGGCGTGTGAAAGTCACCTTGACAGTATTCACATGCACCTCCTTGTCAATCGTCTGTGTGATTTCCATGATAGGGTATGGCGCTTCCTTTGTCCCGATTATATACGACTGCCCACCAGCATCCGTGACCACGAATGCCAGAGCAGGGTAGTGGCTCAAATCGTCTGTAGTGGTGAACTGCAGCACAGTTTTCTCCGAATACCCACCATTGTCATATTCCTGCTCAGCCTCACATGACGCATTGCCATGTTGCTCAATGGGAGAGGGTAGCGGGAATATGGCAACAGGCAGTCCGGCCCGATGTTTCTCAGTGATGTTAGGGATGAGCGAAGCACAAGGCACGTAATAGATGGCTGTAATATTCGGAAGAGACTGCTTCATAGGTGGACAAAAAGAGAATGAGGTAGTGAAAAAAAGCTATATTTCTGCGTCTTTTGAAGATTTATGGTCAGTCAAACGATTATTCTTGCAATATGTAGCCCTACAACGCTGAAGAATCTTGGCGATGGTGTTCCAGTTCTTATCGTCCACCTCGATGCCATGTTTCTCCATCCAGTCAGAGATGACGATGTCTGTCCTCTTGACCACATTGCCGACAGTATGCAGATCCGTCCATAATGCCACCTTGAAGCGGTTGCGTATGCACTGGTGCAGCGCCATCTCCCCGCGAGGCGGCAAGTAGTTATAAGTACGTGTGTCTCTCAGTCGGAATCTAGGCAGCAAGATTTCCACCTGCCCAGGCAGTGCTTTAATCTGTGGCCTATACTGAGGTTCACGCGGTTGTTTCTGGAGGAACAGCTGCAGGATAGCAGCTTCAGCCGAAGCTCTCTTGACGGGAATCGGGGTAGTACCGCCCATCTCATGTTTCAACCATTGCGCAAGATAAGGTTCAAGGGTAATAAAGATAGTGTTTTCCATAGCTTAGAAATTTTGTGCAAAGATAGCAAATAAAGCTGATTGCAGCAATTATTACAACTAAAATCCAGCATGAAAGAGCGAAAATAATTTCATTGTCCAAACATGTCCAAAATTATTAGGATTTAATCATCACAAAACGTAAAAAAAAGGAACTTATCTGCTCCTCAGATTAATGAAGTCGAGTGTACCAGAAAATGCACCTGGTTCATGCCGATTTCAAAAGAAAAAAAATCTCGCGCACGAGACACATTTTGAGGCGTAACAGGCGCAACATTTGTTATTTTCTTCTATATTATTGATAATAAATAAGATAGAAAGATGAGTCAGCGCAACAAACTTGGAAAACTGTTGCGGAAATCACCAAAAATGGAGCTTTTCCCAATTTTGTTGCGAGTTGTTGCGGAAAGTTGCTGGGATTTTTTCATATATCTATTTATAAATAAGAATGTTGCAATTGTTGCAAATGTAGCAGTCATTTTCGCCACAAAAAATCGATTCAACTATTTTTAGGCTTAGTAGAGAAAATAGAAAGCAACCACTTGTCTCACGACAGATGATTGCCAAAGAGTGAGTGAAAAAAGGATTTGTCAAATTACAGCTGAAGTACCTGCTGTTTAGGGTGTTCATCATTATAGTCTTCCTGGTGTGCTGTATCTCCGTCCGTATCAGAAGCCTTTTCAAAGTTAATGTTGAACGTTTCCACCAGCTTCTGGTAGTCAAAGCAATAGGAGCGCTGCACCGTAGAAGCCTCCTTGTTTTGTTGGCCTTTCTGATACTGCACCTGTCCGCGATGATACACAGTATATCTGATGCCATGCTTCTCACCGAGGTATTCCCTGCAGTTTTTGATGTAGTATTTAAGCGTGCCTTCCGGCAGCAGCGTGTCGCCGACCGCCTTGCCATGCTTCTTATAGAGCATGAACAGACGTGTCTTCTGAATATAGAGGACCGGCCTTGACTCCCCCCAGTTGACATTGACCAGGTTCGTCTTCAGGTGGCGCACGTATTCAATACGGAAGTCGCCACCCTCAATGATTTCCCCTTCGCTCACCAGGTACTGCACCATGTTCCAGAATGCTGCCAGCTCATTGTTCTGCTTGCATTGTGCATTTTGGAACTTGATGCCTTCCACACAGATACCAAGCATCTGTTTATAGGTAAGCGAAGTATGGAGATACGCCTCCAGGCATCGGAAAGCTGTCAAAGGAGCCACCCAGTTCAGCATGATGCGGTCCTCAATGACGATGTCTTCCAAGCCCTCATTCACATCAGTAATCGTCTTTTGGTAGATTTCAGGGAAGTCAGCCTCAATTTTATTCCTCAGCTTCAGTATCTCCAGCGTAAGATGAGACATGCCCTGCATCCTCATCTTCTTCAGCGTCTGGTATTCCCTTTTCTCCTCTTCAGAGAACGAACATTTGGAGAATGTCAGGAATATGAGACGCGAGAAGAGTGCGATGTCCGCAGTAGGCATCTCCTGTCCCGATATGATGACTCCCGAGTCAACAGAAGTCGTCTCTTTCTTCTTGTCCAGGTCCATGTTCATGCGCGTGCGTCCTGTGCCGTCCCACAGACCCTTCAGGAACTCATTCTTAGAAATATCCAAGTTGTTCTTGTATTCATCCAGGTGCACCAACGCATTCGCCACAGCGGCCACCGTATCATTGAGAGCAGGCAGCGTAGAGTTCTCGATATTAGGCGGCACATTCTCGATGATGAAGAATGACATCAGCGTATGTCCCAGCTCCGACTTACCCGAACCTTTCGGTCCGAAGAGGTTCAGGATAGGAAAGGAACGTGTGGAGCGTGTCACAATATCCCTGAACAGTGTAGCCAGCAAGAAGATGAATCCCACCCGTCCGTTATCGCCGAACACCTTGAACATTTGCTCTGTGAACTCAGACAGTGAGATCGCAGAGAACCCCAGATGCACAAAGCGACGTTCAAACTGGAACAGCTTGATGTCATCCCGGTAAATCTTCGAGTTGGCAGGCAGGTAGAAATTCCCTATCTCATTGATGCGTACGATGCCGTAGTCATCGACCTTCAGGAATTTCCCATTATAGAAAACGCCATTGCCAAAGGCATAGAATCCCTGCCGCTGCCATCCCAGCTGCGTAATCATCACAGCTGTTTCCGTCTTCTCATAGAGATAAGACTTCAACTTCGTCAATTCCCTCTCAGCGGCCTTCCAGATATAATTGCCAAGGCCTTCGACTCGTTGCTTAAACTTAGCAATAGAGACTAAATCTTCCTGTTTCATTTCGATTAAATCTTTATTTCCAAAAACATTCTGCAAAATAAAAATGCGTTTAGGGTTTATACTGTCCTTAATATGGAACAGCGGCTTCATAGTGAAGTTGCTCCATTCATAGATACCCCCTTTATCAGAGATAGAGTAGTAGTACTTATCCTGTTCAACATTGAAGCCGAACATTTTGAAAAGTTCCGAATCCCTTTCGGCCTTGTTCTTTTCCTCCTCCTCTGCAGCCTGTTTCCTTTGATTATCAACAGCCTTCTTCCATAAAGTCTTAGTGCCAATCTTGCCGCACAGCTGAACGATATACATTTCAACCGTCGTATCATCCTCGATGAGCGCCAGTAGAGAGGCTATGTTCTTGATGAACTGCCCCTGCTGTTCCGTAGTTATAACATCTTCAAAGGTATAATCGGCCAGCCAAAGGATGAAGTCCACCTCTTCCAGGCTATCGAAAATCCTCCTGTTCTTGCAGAACGTATCTGGATCCTGTTTCTCCTCGGTGACAGGAATCTGCTTCACAGACACCGAGAAGCCCAGACGCATTGCCATCTCACCCGACTTCATCACAGCTTTGATGCCAGGCCCCAAATCCCCATTAGGCTTTGGCGGGTCGGCATCCGGCAGGAAGCACAGATGCTTCGCCACCCTTTTTAGTGTTGTGAACTGCTCCTGCGTCCATGCCGTCCCCAGCGGAGCCACTGCGTTATACACACCGATGATGTGTAGCCTCATGCAGTCCGGCGCACCTTCCACGAGGTAGAAGCGCCCCGTCTTAGAAGCATCACGCCAAGCCGTATCGATGCCGAAGATGGAAGTAGCCTTGTTGTAGATGAGACTTTCCGCGCTGTTCATATACTTAGGCGACTCCCTGTCCTTGTCTTTTCCCTTAGGCTGATCGAAGAGCCTTGCCGTGAATCCAAGGATACGTCGCTGGCGGTTGCGTATGGGGATGGTGATACGTCCGCCGAAGAAATCATATCCGCCTTTGTTCTTCAGCTTCAGCTCAGCTGCTATCTCCTCACTGATGCCCACCTTATCCACCAGATTGCTAAAAGGCGGGCAGTAACCAATCCCCATCTCATCGCAGTACTCCTTTCCCCAGCGATTGTAGGCATATTCCTGAGCCTCCTTGTGTGAAAGGAGCTGCTTCTCAAATTCCTTTGACAGTTCATCATTGGCAATCCACATCGCTTCCTTTTTCCTGTACGCCTCCTCTTCATCAGAGGAAGGCACCGACTCATCTAATTTGATGCCGTATTCCCTTGCCAGGAACCTGACAGCTTCAGGGAAAGTCATGCCTTCCTTCTTCATGATGAAGTTAATCGGCCCGCCCCCTTCACCGCAAGCAAAGCACTTGCAGAAATTCCGAGCAGGCGACACAGAGAATGAAGGCGTTTTGTCATCGTGGAATGGGCACAATCCCTTGAAGTTGGCTCCAGCCCGTTTCAGAGAAACGTAATTCGACACCACATCCACGATGTTCGCGGCGTCCAGAACCTTGTCTATGTCCTGCTGCCTAATCATTGTCCTTCACTATTTCCTCAGCAGGTTGCTGAGTGTAAAACTGTGTACCCCTGTTAACGAGCCAAGCCACTAGATTTATGTCAATCAGCTCATGCTCGAAAGTGATGTGAGTCAGATTGCCCACACTTTCCCCGACGATGATATTCACAGGCAGAGCATGTTCCTGGCTCAACTCAACGATTTTGGCAGCTATCTTAGGCTGCACATAATATTCTTTTCGTTCCATACCAAATAGTATTTTAATAAAAATGCCATCCATGACGATCCTCCCGGAGGGTCAGGGATGGACTTGGGTAATCAAGTAGACAGTGACTATTCAGTAGTTTCTTCACCAAGAATTAGTGCACTGCTTATATCTTTCATGTTGACATGAATTTGGCCTCCCTTTTTGGTATATGGGATTACGCCTCTCTGACACATCTTATAAATGTTAGGCTCTGAGCGTCCCATCAATCTGGCAGCCTGTCTTATTGTCAAGGGGAAATCGAGCATAGCCCCGATATAATCAGAAACAGAGCCTTTGATTTTATCGTTTATATCTTTGAGCAGAGTCTTCCTCAAATCTACAAAGAGCGACTTTCTTATTTCTTCCAGTCTTTCGTCAGAAATCCCATCGTTATTCTTCGAATTATTCATGGTAGGCTATTTATATATTAAAGGTGCAGAAGATACTCTAAGGAGGTTCACTTCACTTATGTATGAAGAAGAAAAGAAATATCCGTAGTCTTTGCTATTATTGCGGTTGAAGTAGAAAATAGCATTTCTGAACTTCTTCAGTTCATCACTATCATGTATCATACATATTCTTTTCTCATTGCATTTGAAAGTCGACAGCCATTCGGAAGGATTATCAACAACGCGAGCAGCCTTCAGCCATCTCTTTATATTGGTGGCATGGGCTTTTTCTCGGTTTGTGCTGGATAGGTAATCAAGAGATTTCTTGCTGCACTTTATGCGCATGCCCGCGTATTTTATATATGAAGCAGAATAACCCTTGAAGCGTTTTCTCCATTTCAATTCCTGTTCAATTGACCTTATCACACTTTTCTCAGTGACATCTTTAAGGATGCTTTCCAAACGGCTGATGTGTTTTTCATTGTCCTTCTGCACCATCTCGGTAAGCAGGACAGCCAATTCTTGGTTAGATTTGCTTGCGAAATTGTCACAAAGCCACATTTCATGTTTTGTTGTAAGATAACTTCGTGCCATAAGACAAATTTTTTTTAAGTACTGTTGTCAGTATCAATAATTATTCGTACCTTTGCGTTTGTAATTCAAATCACCATTGCGTTTTTGCAGCGCCATATCTTGAGACCAAAGATATAGTATAAACTTTGATTTTGAAAGTGGTGCGGCAAAGGTAGATGCGTGAATGTCCAGAAATCTTGGACATGTTTGGACAAACAGGAGAAGTTTAACAATTTTTAAGATTGCAACTTTTCAAATAGGACAAAATTCAGCGGAATTAGATGTTCTTGTCAAATTCAAAAATTAAGAACGAGATGAGGAAATCATGTCCAAAATTTAAGGTAGAATCATGAATAATTATCAACTTTGCGACAACGCAAAGGTGATATACAACCCCTCAAACAGGGGAAAATGTTCTACCAAAGTCCTACAAGTAGGACACCAATAAAAGAGAATGAGTGAGTGTATGGTGTTAATAATCAGCACTTTGTCACTTGGAAACTTGAAGTAATAGGGCCGGAAACCCTTCCCATCCGGATCACTAAACCTCCCGGCGGGATCACTTAATAGTGCCAACGGGATCACTAGA